ATCTAAAACAGTATCATCAATTAAAAAACCTTCAACCTTTAGGGTTTTGATTTTTTTATAATTATATAGATTTGACCCGAAATACTTATATTCGGTAGAAGATCCTAATATTGTTGTTTTATCGAAAATCATTTATCTAAAGCTAATTATTGATATATTTGTTGAAACAACGTCTTCAGCACTCAAGCTAAATTCGGTTGATTGAATTTTTCCTTCAATTGAATAGTCCTGTAACTCATTTCCATCTAAATCTTTTACCGTAAAAGAAGCTGAAGCGTTATCTCCGTGTGTAGTAACAAAATTACTTATATCATTACTTGTAAGGCTGCATTCCGATCTTCTTTCTGTAATATCAATAAAATCCGGGGAAGTGCCGTCATTAGTTATTAAAAATATAGGGTTTTGTTTTAAGGACACACTGAAAGATAATGCTGATACACCATCAACTCCTACTACTGGGCTGGCAGCAGAATGACCAACACTCATATCATCTTCAAAGTCAACACTTACCACTTCCTCTGCTTCTTCAATTTGATCATTTATATTTCCATAGTAAGTTAAACTGGCGCTAGCATTAAAAAGCGAGTTGTCGCTTGCGGAAATGGACAAACTTTGTGGACACAATCCAGTAAATGTATAATCTCCGATAATCAATGCCGTGTCAGTTTGATTAGTAAAATTTTGTGATCCATCAAAAAGCCCTGAAAATTCTTGATAAAAGAGGTCTCCATCGCTACCTATTAAATACTCTAAATTAATTACAGTAGTAGGCCTTTGATTTGCGTAATACACCCCAGTGCTAGTAGATAAGCGATCTTTGCCAAAACCCAGAGAGTTGGAATTATTAATGCTTAAACTTTTGCATAATATTTCTGTACTACCATATGTTACATTAACATCTTTATAGCTTCTATAACCCATTACTCTTCTAACTCCTCCAATGTATTAACAAATGATCTAAAATTGATAGTTCCCTCCAAGAAGCCGTTAACATCTGCGGTCAGTCCTTCTGATTCCATTCTGGCTTTTGGCATATGATATACAATGTCTGAACCCCCTTCACATTGAACTATCTTGATTTCCAAGTCGCTTGATCCGCTAACGAATGCTTCTTCAAAACTGTTTGAAACATTTTGTCTATCATCGCTGCCGACTATCAAATCTAGACTCAAAGAAAGTTCGAATCCTGCAACACTAGAAACATCGACTGGAAGATGACTTCCCATCGCATAAGATGGCTTCCAATTTGTTGAAATAGAATACTCAAAAGACTGAATGTGCCCCGACTCTAGTGCGCTGATACCTTCAATAAGAACAGATTTATTTCGCAATCCTAATGCACTTTCTTCCACCATATCTGCTAGTAATTGGTCCTTTTCGTTTTCTTCTGTAATTGATGCTATCTCTCCGTAAGTAACGAATTCAATAGAGTCGGATGGTGGACTAGAGATTCCCCCATTCAATTTATAGCTATTTATATATCCACTGGTGAAAGAGAAATTACTAAGATGAGATCCCATAGTTCCAGCAGTTATAATACCACTGTTTTCAATGAACGTATTGTATAAATTATTTCCTGCAGTTAATATTAAAGCTGATATAGATCCTTCAGACTGGTTTTTGCCCTTGTAACTTCTAGTCGCCAGACCCTTTCCAATAATTTCTGTTTTGGGACTAGAATATGAGGAATCAAAAGAAAAAGAGTTTGCTCCCTTAATTCCTTCTCCACCTAAGCTTACAAAAACGTCTTGACTTCTAGAATACCTCATACCTTGGTATTTATTACACTTTTATCGAACCTTATTGAATTGTGCAGACCTGTCAGCGACTTGAATACCAGCCCTTCTCAATTTTTCGGAATCAGCTCCTGTAAAACTTTTATTTTTGCCTGTATTTTTTTCGGCTTCGTACCTCATTTGTGCAAATTCAATTATCTCGTCTGGATCTTCAGATTCAATACCTGGATAGTTTTTAAAAATACTTGAAAATGTATTTGCATTTGTTGCCAAGTTTGTTTGAAAATATGTAATTTGACTAATAGGTTTTCCAAAATATTGATATGTGTTTTTTGATAGGTCCCAAGAACTTCGAAAAAAATGTTTAATAGATATTCTTTTAATATTTGATTCTTTTAATTTTTCAGTATATTTAGTATAACTTTTGTTAATTTTAAATAACTCTTCTGGCTCTATTTCATCAAAGTCTTTTTCATTAAACTTTTTTTGAGAAAGATCTCTGTCTAAATATAAAGAATTCACAATGTAATGTTCATGCATTCTTCTATCAGTAATTTTTTCTATTGAGCTGGATGTAATTGAGTATTTTTGATCCAACAAATTCTGATATTCTTTTTCATTCGCTTCAAGTTCACTCTTTGCATGTTTTTTCATGTCTTCCGCCAGTGACTTCTGAATAGTTTTTTTTAGTTGGTCATTTAATTCTTCTAGATCTTTAATCTTGCTTTCCTTCTCCTCTGACCACAAATCTTGAGAAATAGCCCTTTCTATTAAACTTTCAGAAGTCTCTACTCCTCTTTTTTTTAATCTTTCGTAAAAAAAAGAATATACTCTTTCGTAATCTACATGATCATCCAGAGACATGTGTTTTATATAAAGGCTATTCTCAATATCATAAGAATAGCCTTTTAATATTTCCGAAAGCGCACTTCGAAGAATAGAATCTTCGTTCATTACTTCTTACTATCTTTTTTTACTTTCTTTTTAGCTTTTTTTTCTTCTGATTCCGCCTTGACTTCCTCTACTACTTCTTTTTCTATTTCCTCTTCTTCAATTTCTGTTTCAATTTTTTTACCGAAATTTTCTTTATAAAATCCTTCGAAATCTTGTTCGGTGTCAGCGATTCCCATAAACCACAAAGTAAATAGAAAAACTAGTTTGTTATAAATTTCAGACCATTCGTCTCCATTTTCGCCATCTTGCTTTTCTTCCATATGCTGGAACTGCTCAATCATTCTTTTTTGTGGATGCTCATTATCTGATTCAAACATAGCTTTTTCATCAATCAGAGAAAAGTTTAAAAAAGCATAGTCAATTGATTTGTTGCGAGCTTTAGTCTCAACAGTATCATCATAAATTGCCGAATAATATTCATTGAAATTTCTAATCTGATCTGACAACTTATTTATCTCTTCGTATAATTTGATTCTAGTATCTTTGTTTTTATCGCCCGTACTAGTTAGCAAATCTTCTTCTTTTCTTACAAGCTGTTGGCGTAATTTGGTAATTTCATACTCATCACCTTTTGTCATCGCTCCGTCGCAATTATCCATGTAATACTTATCAACAGCCGCTTTTGTTTGAACGCCCATGTTCATAAGTTTCGACTTAATCGCAGCTTGAAAGATTTCTAAATCTTCCATTTCGCTTCTATTTGGCTTTTTAAGACCAAAATCAAAAGTTTCTTCGCCTATTTTCCCCTTGAATGTATATAATTTTTTCATAAATTTCCCTTACCTATTGATTTTATAGTAATTCTCAGCCTGATCTTCGAAAAACCTAGCTTGATCATTGCCAACATCTAGAATTCTCTGTCTTGCCTCTTCATAATCATCATTAGAAATGCACTTTTTATCAAGTAAATCTTCTAAATGATACAAATATTGTTTAAACATGTATTTGATACACCGTTTGCCCAAAAAATTGAAATATAAATAATCCTTTTCTTCCATACCTTGCCTCCAAGGTAGTATTACATTTAAAAGGGTAAAATGAGAAATTATGCAGGTGCTACAACGTCACCTCTCAATGAGGCTTCTAAACCCTCCAGCCTTGTTCTCATTGATTCGATCATAGCCTCTGTATTTGCAAAGTTTTCTTCTACTCCATCAAAAGATAATGTAAAATTATTAAATGTCTCCACCTTACTTTCTACACCTTCGTTTAGAGTGGTAATGAATGTGGCAATATTTTGATTCAGATCTGCAAGTTGTTCAACGTTACTGTTTTGCTTGTCTTGTTTAATTTGCTCTAAAAGCTCACTAAATGTAATTTCTTGATTTTCAACAAGTTTTTGTATAACTGCTTCAAGATTTCCCCTATCACCTTGCGTCTTATCTGATGATTTAAAATCGTCTATCGCTTTTATTGCTGTACCCATCTCGTCACCAGTTATAGTTTTATCTGACTTCCCTTGTTCTAAAGACCTTAAAATTTCTGTCAGAAAGTCGGTATTATTTTTTGACTCTGCAAGCGCCGATAACGCTGTATTAGTTTTCTTAAGTTCTTCTATTAAGGGATTTGTGGTTTCTTCAGGTGCTGGCTTAGTATCTTTAACAGCACTGTCTGTTCCATACTGATAAGCGTTAGCATCTCCACCTTCGATTAAATTAGGAAGTCCCATCATTGATCGGAACGCTGCATTATCTGATTTTCCCTGACTCTGTGAGAACATATAATTTTCCCTTGGATCGTCGAGATCGACGCCGACGGGTGCCATACTTGCTGCGCCATATCCAAGACGTGCGTTATTCTTATTGAAGTCTAATGGCATTCCACTCTTAATATCAAAATCTCCAGATTCCAAGACAGATGAGTTAAATATTTGGTCATACATCTCAGTTCCATGATTAAACATTCCTCGTTCGCTATATGCGTTTTTAAAGGGATTGTTGAAAATGGCACTTTGGTCTATTTGATGCCTTTCTGTTGTCTCCATGCCACTTTTAGTATGAAAACTCTTAGGTCCATCGTAACGCCCAAGATTGTTATTGTTTTGTATTCTGGAATATTCTTTGATATATTGGTCTCGTAACCTTGCCTGTTCTTTGTTTTGGGGGACTACCAATCCACTCAAACCAGCATCCCTGTTTACGACATCTTTTCGTTCTGTAAATGCTTCTCTTACGCTCGATGGAGTACTTGCAATTAAGGCGTCATTAGTTTTGCCCCTGCTGGTTATTTCGTTTGTTAAGACTCCAAATCCAGCAGTTTCCATTCGTGAGCCATATTGCCCTTCTCCCATGCGTCTAATAGCTTCGTTAGCTCTTCCAGCAACATCATATTTATTGAATTTAAATTGTCCGTTCTCGTCAACCTCCGTTCCAGTATTTTTTATATTTCTGTCAAATTCAGATAACATACTTGCTTGCGTAAATCTATCTATTTTAAATTTTCCGTCTTCGTCTTTCTCTTCCAAGGCAGCAACAAAACCCTCTCTAATTTCTCCAGCCTCATTTGTCAATACTTTCTTAACTCCCTTTGTACTTGTATATTCTCCTTGAGCTCTAACTTTACCAGCGATAGTTGGATCATCTCTGCCCATCACTTCTGACACGCTCATTCCCATTTCAGATCCTTGTTGAGATCTTACGGATTGGTCTGTTCTTAACTTCCTAAGAATAGCTTCTTGGTTGTTAGAAATGTTTATGTTTTCCCTTCTATCATTCGACGCTATTTTTTCAAGTTCAAGACTCTCGGCAGCTGATAATACTAAACTGTTCAGTGTTGTTTCTACACCCTCGGTCCCAGAGAAAATGTTTTTTAGTTCGGTTCTTATATTATTGAGCTCTTCTAGGCTAGAAATTCCTGTTGCCATTTTCGCTAGAACTGGGGTCAATTTCTCTTCATCAAAACTAGTGCCAGAAGTAACTATAGGGTTTATGAGTTCGTCTATTCCCCCAATGGTGTCGTCAAAAATTTTATTTTTGTTTGTTCCAGTTAAGACCTCTTCTTCCTTAACTTTTAATGCTTGTATCTTATTAAAATTATCATCCCTTCCTGAGCCTGTTAGTCCGAATCTGCTACCAGACATTAATAGAGCACTTCTTTCTCTGTTTATTTCGGTTGGGCCAGATAATTGATCCCTGAATGAGCTTGCATTGTTTATACTTCTTTGTACATTAAAGTTCTCCATTTGCGCCCTACCAAACGCAGCACTATTAATTCCCAACCCTACCCTTGTTCTTGTCATCGACCTTCGGTTTGCCATGTCTTGGAATCCACCTCCAGATTTAAAACTTTCGCTTATAATATTACCGTATTCGTGTAGTGCATCAGATGATTCTCTAATCGCAGAAGGCAAATCGTCTATGTCAATTCCCAAACGCATTAACGCTTTTTGTATCCCGCCAAAACGGCCGGAACTGAGTCCTTCGGATATAGATTTTGAGAATTCACCTATAGAATCACCAGAATTCTTCATAGCTTGATCCATTGCACTAAAATCAACATTACTTAAATTTATGTTTTTTAGTTCCTTTTTTTGATCTTCGGATATGTCAGAGAAAGGATCGTCCTCTACAATAAAACTGTTGCTACTCATTCCCATCTTCGACAGAAGTTTGTCGAAGCCCTCAAGCATAGAAAGACCACTCGCCCCTTGGCCTTGGCCGTTTCTGGCTAAATTCATTATCATTTTTTCACGATTTCTGCTAAAATCAGTTTGAACAACTCGACTACCCGTTGTATCTTCGAGTATTTTTGTTACGTCAAGCCTATTTTTAGCCTCAAATGTTTGCGAATTTAACTGTCTCTGCAATTCCACGGCTACATCGCCCCTATCGTTCGAGGTCGCAGATGTCAATTTTTCAATTTGTTCGGATGTTAAACCCGACTCTCTTAAAGTTTTGTTTGTTGCGTCTTCTATACCTAATATTTTCTGCTGATCAAGATCTCCAGAAGATATTAAGTCCGAAATTAGAGATTGAGACTGTAAAAAAGATTTAATCGCATTGGCGCTGTTTGCATTTGTTTCTTGAAGCTTGTCAAATTGTGCGGCTAATATATCTGAGGGTGACTCCTTTTTTCCTGCAGATGAAACACCTCCAAGTATAGCGCCTCCTACAGTCCCAGCTATCATTGCAGGCAGTCCAAACAATGATCCAGCGGACATGCCCGTCGAAGCTCCTTGCGCCGCGCCTTCGAAAATATTTCCAGTTCTTTTAGCAGCATCTTCATCTTGACCCGCTTTTCCAGCTATGAATTCAGCGCCACGACCTATCGTTGGAGCAGACATACTCAAAACCATACTGCCTAAAAATCCCCTTTGAGCAATTCCTTGGTTTCTTTGGAATCTCCTATTTGAAATATCGGCTTTTATCATTTTCTTAGCCATAGGTGTCATAGTCTTATCCTGCTCAAAACGTTTTTCTATACCTCTGAAACTCGGCATACCTAATCTCCCTCCTATTCCTTTACGGCTTTGTTTATCTATTGCTGCTTGAGCTCCCTTAACTTGTTGTTCGGCTATTTGTTGGTCTATTTCAAAAAATCTATTACCAACAGAAGTTTTAACAGCGGTTCTAACTTGTTGTCTAAGCTTTTTGCCTTCTGGGGTACTATTCAAATCTTTCATGCTCATCCCCCTTCTTCCCATCTGCGTTTTTAACTCTGATCGATATTCATCATTTAATACCATCGATCTGTCTGCTTGCGAGAACCTAGTATTTGCATTTACTGGAGTTGCGCCTTGGAATCGACTTGTCTGATCTTGTCTCCTTACGTCTTCTTCTATGTCACGTCGCTGCAGAGCTTTCTCTCTTCGTAGTTCCTGCTCTCTTATCTTTTGCGCTTCAAGTGCTCGCCGTTTCTTGGCTTCTCTTTCTTGAGCTATACGGTCGGCATTATCAAGACTATCTTGTCTCCTTGCAAACTCACCAAAATTATCGGCTCCAGTTGGAGAACCCCTAGGTGGTCCAATGAAACTTGAACTTCTAAGGTTTTCAAAAGCTCCTGAAGCTCCTTTATTTATTAGGTTTCTTTTGGTAGCTTCTTTGGCAGTTGGTCTGCCTACTGGATTTACTCCCTGAGACCTTTCTTTAAATCTGTTTGTTCTAACAGATCCAATAGTATTATCGGCATAAATACTATTTCCCCCTCTTTTAATAATAGCACTAGCCGTAGCGGGTAAAATTTTGTTCTGATTTCTACTTGAAGCCCCTCCTGGATTGGTACCAGCATTCTTTCGTAGCCATTCTTTATCCTTAACGGTCAAGGGTAACCCGTTTTCTAGTTTGCCTTTTATAGCGATTTCTCTCTTGCTTCCTGCAGCATAATTAAACGTGCTCTTATTCATCATACCGCCCTTCATCATTTCTTTATTTAAAACGATGTCCCCAGACTTATTAGGTATGATAAGCTCTTCACTATTTACAACTGCTGGACCTTTTTTTCCTCTGCCATAATTAAATTTTTCAATAACCCTTGCTTGCGCTTTCGATGTAGCACCTCCTACATTTCTACCAATAGCATTTTGTTCTCTAATAATTGCTTCTGGAATTGTTCCGCCCGCGTTATTAGACACTCCACGATTAAGCGCGATAGCCTTGGTTGAACGCTTTATATTATATCCTCCAGCGCTACCTGATATAATTAATCCCCTCTTTCTTAAGTGTTCTGAAAATCTAACTTCGGATCTTTCTTGAGCTTTTTGAATGGCAAGTTGTCTTTCTAAAATACCAAGAATAACTTGTTCTTTTTGTGCTTGCGAAGTAGCTAAAGCAAACTGCTTTTTCTCTTCTTCCGTACCTTGTTTTAATAAAGCTACAGTAGCGGTTTGAGTTTGTTCTCTATTTTTTTGTCCTTTGTTAAGTCCAGTTAATGAAAGTAGAGAAGCACCGCCTTGAACCAATGTGTTAGCAAATAGATTTTTAACAACTGCAGCAGCAGCAACAAGTCCAGGTCCACTTAAAACCTTCGCGAAGCCTTCTGCGGCATCACGTAAAAAGCCGAAATTCTTGGCTCCTATAATAGCATCATTTAAAAGACCAATGAATGCATTAGACGCACCAAGTTTGTTTCCTTGAAAAGCTTCTAAAATAGAATTTATGTTCCCAACAAGATCTTTAATTGCGTCACCAGTCCCCAATGCTCCAACGCTGTTAAAAATTTTTCCAATATTGGAATTAATTTGTTTGCTTATTCCCCCAATAGTTTGGTTATACTCTTCGTTTGCCTTATTAGCTTCATTGGTAGCCTCACCTGATTTTAAAGCTGCACTATCAGCGACACTATACGCACTAGACAAATCTTGAAATGCGGAGATTAACTTAGAAATTTGAAACCCGCCAGCAGCCACTTGACCAATTTGAGCAGCTAAAGATTGATTACCTGCATCTTGAGCCGCTTTATAAGCAATTGAGACTTGACGCAATTTTTCCATTCCGCTTGAGTTATCATCAATTGCAACTTTTAAGTCTTTTAATTCTGCTATACGATTCGGTAAGCTCAGTCTAGTAAAAGCAGTCTTAAGGCCTTGACCCAAGGTTGCGCCACCAAGACCAGTTCTCTGCTTCATGGCCGTAATAACACCCAGTAACTCATTAAATGAAACTCCAGCACCCTGAGCTACAGCAGCAGAACGAGCCAGCGCAGCTGCTAAATCATCCGAAGAAACGGCGAAAGATGTTTCAACAGCACGAAGTTTGTTGATAACTTCAGTTGACGTCAGAGCTTCTTTCGCGAAGCCATTCAGGGTTGCCGTAATTGCGGCAACTGCTTCGTTAGTTTTTAAAGTTGTTAATCGGACCAGAATTAGGGAATCTTCAGTACGTTTCAATGTTTCTCCCACCGCCAAACCCTGACGAGCAAATTCTTGAGCAGTTTGTGCTACCGTTTGAAAAGATTGTCCAGTTTTTTTCGCAATATCAAATAATTCATTTCCAAACTTTGAAATTGTACCGCTTGATTGACCCAAAATACTATTAATAGCTGTAAGCTGCGATTCAACCTCTACGATTGTACTTACTAGCTTTGTGAAAGATCTTCTTACTCCCTCAATAACTGCAACAGACGCTCCGAACGCAATAACACGGGCATTAGAAGCTTCTAGAGACTTAGTAAACTCATCAGCCTTCCCCGTAATACGACCCAAGGCCATCTGACCCTTTTTAGTGTCTAAATTAACGCCTTTACGTTCGAGTTTGCGGACAGCGGTATTTACGTTCCGATTTAAATTCCGCGTATCCGCTCCTACTATAATGTCTAAGTCGCTTTGAGCCATAACCTAGTTATTATTACATTAAATACAAAACAAAGTGAAAAAAAAATCCCACCGTTTCCAGTGGGATTTAATAATATATTTTAATAGATCTTTAATTACTATTCACTACTACCATCCAAGAAAATACCTCTTGTAGTATCGCTAGCCGCTCCAATTGGAACCGTAAAGCTTACCGAACCGTTTCTGTCAGAACCAATATCTGTAGAAGTGTTCTCGCTTTCAAAGAATGCGCCTTTAATCTCAATCTTAAATGTCTCAGATTTTGCGCTACCTACACATGGTGAAGCAGTAATAGTGAAGTCAAAACTGGTTGCTGAGCAGGAAGTAAAAAGGTCTGAAAGACTACCCTCAACTATGTCGGTTACTGCAAAATCCAAAGATACTGTTGCATTAATAGGTGTTTGAAGCGGACGAGCAAATACGAAGTCACTACCAAGTCTTTCCAGCGCCTCACGAGGCAAATCAACAGAAACTGAGAATGATTGAACATTTGCTTTGCTAAGATCTACACCCAACAAAGTGGTTGGTAGTCCAGCAATTGCAATATCGCCCTTTTTGATAACTGATGGCATCCCAACTTCCCCAGTTGTTCCAGCAGGTATTGTATAAGTCGTGGTAAGAGCTGTTCCGTCAGTTGGGTTAATCGCAGGAATAACAACAGCTCCAGCCGCGTCTTTAATTGAGTAGTTTGATCCTTCGATAGAAACACTAGATTCCATAAATCCTCCAACAGATGCGGAGACGGAGTAAGAGGAAACAAATCCATTTCCGATACCTACAACAAAATCTTCTGTAGCTACTGGAGTACGACCAACGACATCTACGCCCTGCTTTGTAAACAGAGAGAAATAATTCTTATCATCTTGAGTTCCATCTAAAAAGAAGCTGGCAATGGACTTGCTGCCATCGATTGGCATTCCTAATGCTGCTTCATTATGACCGTCAGTTGTGTAATATGTAAACTCCATTGTCGGAGTAGGTGAAGAATTTACCACCTTGTCCAAAGCCGCTGTCTGACCAAATTGATTAACGTCCTCCAAGGGGAGGTCAAAAGTGTCACTAACAGATTGGACACGGTGTAATTGTATAATAGCGGCGTGAGCGCCTGTTGAAGGGGTGGGACCAACAAAAAGTCCAGCTGATCCATATTTTACTTGTGTTCTTGATGCCATAATTTAAAAAATGTTTGAGGGTTGTATTTTATATTACAAATTTTTTTATTAAATGAGAAATCAAATTCTTGGAAATTTATAGCACAACAATCTAAACTCTGCATAACCTAAATAAAAGTTATCTGCACCCTTAGATGAAATTTTTGTGGTATTAACTATAACTCTATCTACGTTTGCTTTTTGCATTGAATCTGGATATTTCGAATATAAACCAGTATAATTAAATTCACCATTTTTCAAATCTCCGTAAATATTAAAAGGTATATCTTCAAAATCTATAATTGGAAAGCAAGTTTGAGTCAAGTCTTCAAAAATACTTAATGCTCCATCCATTAAATAGGCATTGTCCGAAATAACAACAGCTTGATAATTTGATTCATTCTCGTCCATTCCCCCCAAAGCGAATGGGTTATTTCTGCTGTCTTTATGGCTTAAAATAACACAGGGAGCATTAATCTTTAGATCGTTTGATCCTGTAATCGGATCTATAGGATCTTCGGAGTTAAAAGATTTCTCCATAAATAACTCCACATCTTTTTCGTTTCTAAAGTAAAAGTTTAAGTCTTTCTTTGCATAAGTTGCTGATCCTGAAATAGTTCCGCTATGATATGCTCCTCCGTTCATAAAGTTTAAATTAACTCCGCTAACATCTCTATCAATAAAATTGGTCACTATTTCGCCTGATACTATCTCTGAATAACTAACCCCAGTAGGAATAGCGGCTCCCAAAACAGACGAATCATAAACCCATTGTGCGTCAGAACTAGATGAAAAATTCAGTCCATTAAACGGCATTTGGTTAGAAGGATAAAGTTCTCCAGTTACATTCGTATAAGCCTGCCCTTTGTTAAGAACTTTATGTTCTAAAAAGAAAGCCAAGCTGGAACCTAATTTATGTTTAAACTGTGGATTCATAATTTATTTTTTTGTTAAATTTTCTGAGAAATACTTCCTAATTCTTTGGATATATCCCCCATCCATAAGTGGTGTTATTGGGTCTTCAACATTTCCTTTGAGCTGCAAACCAAATTCTGAACGACCTTTTCCTGGTCTGAAAGCGAACTTTTCTACTCCACCCAATCCTCTTTCAACCCCCTCGACCCAAGTTTTTGATATCCAAGGAAGACTTAAAATAGATTCTGAGTAAATATCTTTAGAGCTGGGAAACTTTATTTTAAATTCATATGTGGCTTGCCTCGCAGAGGCAGTTTTTCTAGTTCTTACAGTGCTATTAGAAGTGATTCCAATTCGGCTGTCCACAACTCGTTTTAGGTTTTCTACTGGTAATTCTCCCCCTTCAAAACCAAAATATCCGATAGTTTTTGGATCTCCTTCTATTTTCCTAGATACAGGATCAGCATCGATATCTGCATCTAACATTGATTTAGCAATATTTACCTGTCTTTCAGCTTTGCGTCTCATAAAGTTTTTAGCCTTTTGACCAGTCAAACTTTTTTGGATCTTAGCATTTATTCTTCTTTTAAAAATTGCCATAGATATTATTACACAAAAGCATTCCTCCAGAGAACTTTGCTATCTTATCTCTTCAAAGTAAAATCTATAAAAATTATCCTTCAAAAGACCGTGTTTTGAAGATTCAGATCTACGACGGTAGTAACTTCCATTCCATTCAATCTTTTCTGCATTTTCAAGTAGAGAGTTGCCTGTTGAATCTGTAATAACCTTTAATATTGTCTGTGCAGTCTCTGGCAACGGCTCCGAATTTCCTGCAAAATTTAGTTTGTAAAAATTTTCAGACCCATTAACAAAGGATGTTCTTGCATAAAATAATCCACTCTGCTTTGTAGTAACAACCTCACTATTAAGTGGGGAATTATCATAAAACGCATTATGATTTATATTGTGAGAAACTACCGTTTGAGTGCCTTCTGAAATTGCATAAAAAGGATTTTTCGTAGCAAAGTTATAATGAAGTTGCGAGAATGCCTCATTTACTGCTGATTCCTGATCTTCTGTCAAATAGCCCATTATTGCCAATGTCCAGTCCAGCTCTGCCTTGTATCTCTTGGTCCGCTCCTATTGTGTTTCCACAAATTTGCTAAATTATCAGCTTCCACATCTGACTCTTTAGCCAAATCGCTATAGGCACGAGCCACCTGTTTAGGCTGAACAAAGGTAACAGAAGATTGATCGTCTCTAAGAGATAAAATGTTATTATTGCTAGTTGACATCAAAGCAGTTCTAGCTTTGTTTTTATAATAAAATCCGTAATATATAGCTTTTAAAATACCCTTTTCGTCGTCTCCAAGTTGTGGGTAATAGTCGCCAGATTCGTAACAATAGAAGGTTGAAATTTTATTATTTAATTTTCCGACGTTTGATTCTAACCAATAAAAAATACTACCAGTTGTGGGAGTAGCTGGTGCGTCCAGTTCTTGATGTATTTCATAGGCCAAGCCTGAAATTGGTTGAAATTGTGCCATGTTTATTATTACACAAAAAGGCAAAAATGGAGAACCTTCTTATATTTACTTTTTTATAATTCGGTAATGATTTATGGTCTATACGCCCAATTCATTAAACTAACGTCCCTTTTAGAAGGACAAGTAATTTGTCGTCCATCTTTTTTGATATTAGTTTTTTTGCCCTGTTCCATTCCCTTCATGCGAGATACAAAACTTATTGTCCTGTTTGCGGATTTAACGTCGCTCATAGTCCACTCACTCTTCTTTTTAGATAGTAATCTCAAATTCCTTTCAATTGGCCCGCGAGATAGACTAGCAGTTTTGCTGCATGGACTTTCTGACCATTTCTTCAAAGAGCTATAACCCATATTTACAGTGCTTTTGTATTTGCTGTAAACTTCGTCAATCTTATCTTTATTGTCTTCTGCAATAATTTTTTCAACTTCTAAGCCAAATTCTTCACAGTAATTGCTATAATCCCTGTCTGCCGCGACTTCAAATTCATAAAGGTCTAAATCAATTTCATAACCCTTTACTAATTTTTTAACCTGCTTGTTGCTAGGCTTCTTACCTTCTTTATTGGTTTTACCTCCCCGCTTTTCATACTCTTTAAGAACCCACATATGCTTAACATAGGAATTCTTGTTGAATTTTCTATCAGCCTCTTTCTTTACTCGTTCGTAAAGATCTTCATTTAAAAAGGTTATTTTTGCCATAAAGTTTTTTATTTACCCTTAGCTAAGATTTTTTCTAATTCCCCTTGTTTTTTCTTGGTCATTTTTTTTCTCTCTCCAGCCTGTGTAATCTTTTGACCCATTTCTTTTCTAAAAGCGTCTACACAGCGCTTCTCGAAGCTTGGACGGCCTTTTGTACGATTATTAGGCCTTATACCATATTGAGACATACCATGTCTGTATAACGAATCTACGTCCATTTTGGCGATCTTACATGCGTAATCTACTGCTCCAGAGCAACCTAAAACTGCCTGTTTATTCCCCAGAGCTTTATTAAGCTGGTCATTTCCTATTCTTCCATTTATTTTCATAATTTTACTTTCACCGCTGTTTACAGTTAAAACGCCTTTTAGTGAAATTTATCCACCTCATTCCTCGTAAATAGACAATAAAAAAACCCACTCCGAAGAGTGGGCTTTTGTAAATACTTTGGATATCGATTAGACGATAAGACCGAACAGATTGCGAGGCTCTACTGCAAGGTAACCAACTTCAGCTTCACCGAACATGCCAGTCTTGCCCTCACGAGCAACAAACTGATCGTCAGGAGAAACATTGAAGTTTGCACCAGTTTCACCGTCTGCGATTTCAACCTTAAGAAGACCGTTAACATCAATCTTACGAGAGATGCCTAGAACGAACTGTTCACTTCCACCAGCAAATACACTGGTTGTGCTAGAGTCGAATTTTTCACCAATATCAGGGAACTCAGTATTACCAGCAAGAGTATCGAAGATGGTATTGAAGTCTTGTCCAAGGCCCATTTCGTTAAGCTGAATAATTTCAGTTCCGTAGATTGAAGGAAGACCGCCAGCAGCATAGACTGCTTCACGAACGCTTTCAGGAGCAGAAACTGCTGTTGCACCACTAGTCGTTTCAGTACCAGCGCGAGTATTCATTGGCTGATAAGCAATTGCACGAATCTCTTCGACCATTTCAGGAGACATTACCAGAGTATCGATAGCACGAGTGCTATTGTCGAGACCTGCTGGTGTATCACCAAGACCAGAACTTAAGACACGAGCAGCCATTGTTTGAAGACGGTTAAAGTCATCAAGTCCAAGTTGACCTGCTGTGTTCGAACGGATAAGGTGTTTACCACCGTTAGTTGTCGAATTTGCAAGTGAATCTAGGATAGGCTGGATGCCTTGGCGTTTCATCTTGAAGCGAACTTCGTTGATAAGCTTGCGGATACCGTTCTCTGCGTGGCTGATACGACCAGCTTTAAGATACTTCTTATAGAACGCAATTGCGGAACTAATGAAAGCAGTGCTGAAAGCAACGTCGTCTGCACCAGTAAGTTGGTTGTAAGCAAGATCTCCTGGGCGGCTTGAGAACGATACACGAACATAATCTGCTTCAGAAATGTTATGATAGTCATCAAGAGGGATAGTACGAGGCTCATACTCACCAACAGAAAGAGTGTCGTAGAAACCGTCGATTACGTTTGTTTCATCAAGTACTTTCTTAGCAAGAGGACCGACAAGACTAGCGAATACTCTCATTGCATCACGAGATGCTTCGTTGTCACGAGATCCCATAGCTTTGATAAGTTCGATATGTTCAGTTTTTTCTTTTAATTTAATTTTCATATAAATAATTCCGTTTCTGATTAGAGGGTTAGTTCGATGTTAACATCGCCTTGGCGAGTTCCAGCGGAAGAAAGAACTTTAGCTACAAGCGTTCCATCAGCAGCAGCGTCACCCGGAAGTACAACTCTGAATCCACCATCAGCATTAGCTGCAAGACCAGAGCCAGGCTGAGGGTTACCAGCGATACAGCTGTTAGAAACCCAGAAGTTACCGCGAGTAGCGATTTGGACTGGTTTGCCAGAAGCAACGAAGCCATTTTCGTCAGCCCAACGTTGGTTGAAGCCGTCGATTTGGTTTCCGTGATCGTCTGTTACTGCAGTTCCTTCTAGTGTGATACCTAGAATGCTACCAGCGAAATCTCCGCTGACAGCTTTTTCAACAGTCCAAGGAGATTGGAATTTATTAGAGTAGACGCCGTCATGAGAAGCGCCCACTGATTGACCTTGGGCGTAGTAGTTGTCGTTGTCTGGGTCAAAAGTTTTAACCTTGACAAGATCACCAGCTACACCAGTAAATTCTGCTCTTAGATGCGAACGAATGTCGTGCGGAGCAATATTACGAGATGGTTTTAGTTTTAAATCTTTGTATGCCATAATTTTAGTTAGTTAGATGTTATTACAATAATTGTTTTACGATGTGAAATTATTTTCCTTCAAGCTCCAATTCAAAGTTGCTGAACTGGTCTTCAAGTGAAACTTTTTCTTCATGTTGGGTCGATGCTACTTCTTGCTTTACATCTTCTTGTGCAGATGCGATAAGCTTTTCAGCGTCTTCCTTTTCACGAGATTCTTTTTGCTCTTCAGTTTCTTCAGTTGAAGCTTTGGCTTTTACAGCTTCTTCTTCTTCTTGTTTCTTCATTTCTTCAGCTTTTTTCATTTTGTAGTCTTTAGACTTTTCTTTGGCAAAAACTTTGAAATCTCCGAGCCAAGCATCGTAACCACCTTCATCAAGACCTTTTATTTGTTTAGCAATGACTTTAGAGTCATCAGCTTCAAGATCATAATCTTTTTCTAGTGCTTCCATGCGTTCGCTGAAAATGCGACTTTGTTCTTCCGCAACAAGTTTGGCTTTGATCTCTTCCAGTTCTTTGTCAGAAGCTTCGGATTTCTCCTTGAGCTCTGTAAGTTCTGCTTCAATTTTAGCTTTTTCTTCTGCGGCCATTGTTTTAGCTTCTTCGAGTTCTTTTTTCTCGGTAGCGAACTTGGCACTCTCATCACGGATCGCATCAGCAATTGCAGAAGCAGTCACTTTATCGAAATTTGCTTCAAGAGAGGCAAGGAGTTTATGATCAACTTCTTCGCTTTCGCAAACAGAAGCCAATACAGTTTTATAATCTTCTTGATTTTTAATTTTCATAGCTGTATATTTCTTTACATTTATTTTTTTTGATTGTGAAATTTTTGCCTTCTTCTTATCTTTCCCTGCCATAGGGTGTGAAGTGGGTAGAAGGTCGGTATCATGTTTACCACTTCTAAATTTAAGATTTCTTAGTACGTGTAAAAATGAGTTTACTCTCGCTTGAGCCCATTGTTGTGGAGAACTAACAGTAGGTCTAACGCTAGATGGGTTAGTATTATAAGCTCCAATACCACGATTGTAAACTATCTTAAGTTTTCCAAGAGTAGTTTGTTTGCGCTTGTCCGAGCCAACTTTTTCCTTATGATCTGTAAGTTTGGTTTGCAAAGACTTCTCTACTGTTTTGGAAACTTTAGAGCTATTGTCGTTGGCTTCTAATTTAGTTTCTACATCCTCTTTTGTTTCAGTAGTAAGTATGCCTTTAACATCAGCGGCAGGATTACCCACTATGCCAGCTCCTAAAAATAGCTTCGGGCCTTTAACTAGACGGTAGATCTCTTTGCCCTCATATTCTCCAGAGCCTCCATTATCTTTTAAAAACGGAAGACGCTTCTCTATTTCAGATTCATCATCAATTATTTCTGCTTGATCAACAAATTTTGAACCTTCCATTATCGAGAATTCTTTAAAATAAACTTCCCAACTGAATGATGCTTGACCATATTTCAAAGAATTTTTATCAGAAGCTTCTACAAGTAACTCAGCCAACTCTGGTTTGATACTACGCCAAACAAAACCTCCACCAGAAGCAACTATAGGCTTGTTTAAATCTTCGATATCTTCTTCTGAAATCAAATTTCTTTCATTTGCATATTCTCTGAATCCATAAGAGAAAAGGGAACCAACAACAACATCTTCGTCGTGTTCAAGGTTTAAATATTTGTGAGGAATCTGCTTGGCTAGTGCTATTGTGTCTTCAGTCGTTATTGCATGTCCATTTTTATTAGCCATTCCTCCTACCCATAAATCAGCAGAAATGTAAAGAAGATCTCTATTCATCTCTATTTGTTCTTTAGGTACATCAAGCAATGCTTTTAGAGAATCCAAAGATGCCAGTGCCAGATGTTCGTCTCTTTCTTTAGGATGAACAACTTGATATTCCGCAATTATTTTCGTGGAAAATGGATAATCTTTTTTAATTTGATCTTTATTCATTACTAGGCTATCTCTAAAGATTACAATTTTTGTTTGCTTTAGTGAAATTAATCGCTCGGTGCGTCCCTTCTAGAATGCCAAACTAAAGCTCCTAGAAAGGTGTCTAATTCAAAATCATCACAAATCTTATCAATCTCTTCTTGCATTTTTGGGTTTTCATCAATTGACTTGCTTTTGATGATAGAGGCAACCGCCTTTTCCCAGTCCGCTTTATTATAATTTTCTACAACCTTTTTTGCGATTGAATTGGCAAAATCAACTTGAGAGTCTGTAAGCTTCTTAACGTTGTAACTACCCTTAAGTTTTTTAATGGCGTTTTCTTTGATTTTATCCATCTCCGTTAGGCAAGACTGTATTTCCTTTAGTGAGATACCTTCAATACCACCAACGACTCTACTTTGTCTAGGTCCACTAATCGGAACCCCACTGCCAGCTGGTCTTCCTTTTTCTTGTTTTATTTTAGTTTTACTAGATGGACCAGCTTCTTCATCTATTGGATTGTAATTCATTTGTGGCTCATAAAGACTATCGTTTTTCAATTTGCGATATTCTTTTTGATTTTTAAGACTTTCATTCTTCTCTGGAAGAATACCATCTTCAATTGCTGTATTCAGCTCTTCTGGAACTAAGAATCCCAACTCAGCCATTCGAGTATAAACTCTGTTCATTTGTGTTTGGTCTTCAAGGTTTATAGAAGAAAGTTTTACTGTTGGAGCATTCGTGTACCCCATTTCTTTGCAAACATTTCCAATTTCTCCCTCAAGCCATTCTTTAAAAATAGACTGACCCCTTTTAAGTCTCTGGCAAAATACCCTAACCTTAGTCATTTGATTGGAAAACTTCTCGTTGCTTCCAAAAATTGACTGTAAACCTTCTCTAATATCCTCATTTACCTGAGCATATTTTTCGGCTCCAACAACTTTGGTAATATCTGGAATAACATAATCAACCTCAGTGGTGTAATCTGCAACGAGAACTCTCTGAGTTGCCTCACTATTGAAAAGCTGTCTCATATAAGCTAAATGCTCCGGATTGGGAGGAACTTCATTACCGTCAACTTTATAGCCCCCCATAGTAACTTTTAGAATCATATTTTCCAGAGTCTTTAAAACTTTTCTATCAGCCTTTTTCATTTCAAGCTTCAATTCAATGTCATCTAGTACTCCATAAAAGAGTGGTACTGCAAAATATTCGTAATCTTGTTTTTGATAAAAAGCGGAACTCACATCTTTAAGAGGAACGTAAATAGAAGATGTTAAAGATAATTCAGAACTATCTTTAATCGCTTGTTTTATTTCTGGACTTAATTTTTGATATAAAATCTTCTCACTTTGAGTTTGAGGATTTTTCAATCTTTTAATTTCGTAAGGACTTAAAACTTTATAAATGTCTCTATCGCTTGTTAAACCCCCATACAAACTTACTTGGGCTGGATTAAGAACTGTATATTTTACTGGTATTTCCGCACTAGACGCATACATTTTTAGATTTTTAGTATCTTTGCTATTGATCTTTCCTTTCATTGCATACGGAAAAACATTGCAAGATCTATACAATTCTCTATAAAACTGTTCCGCAAACCCATTTATATTAATGGCTTTTAACCAAGTCTCGCAAAAATTTTTAGCACTCTTATTAGAGGACGATAATTTAATTTTTGACATAGAGAATTCTACCATAGCTTCAATCGTATTTCGAAATAGCTGGAACTCCTGCCAAGCTTTTTGACATAGCCATACAGTTTCATTAATTGTAACATAGCCTCCATTATTGTTGTAAAGATTTCCTCCACCAGTTAAATTGGGAAACCTATTCGATAATTGAGTGTTGATCCCTAAAGATTTTACTCCTCTGCGACCTAAACCGCCCTTTACCCATTCGCTACCAGCGAATCCAACCATCTTGTTATAATCTTCATTAGAAAAGTCAGATCCCAATGACTTTTGTGGTGCAGATTCCTTCTGCTCGTAATATTTCTGCCTGTCAGTGAAATAAAGATTGTCTGCCTTGTAATTATTTTTCCCCATGACAAATGTTACATTTAAAGTGAGATTTTGTGAAAATGATTGATGTAAAAAATAAATTAAGAAAACCTAAAAACAGACAACTACCATAGTTTATTGCGTTAATTTCTACATTTTTCAAAAATGTGTAATATAGTATATGGTAGATTCACGGGATTTAATTGAAAATGGAGTTTAAAATTAATATATAAATATTATGAAAAATATTAGATTATTACAGGACGAAATACATACTTCTTTTGATAAAAGTCTCTTCGAAACTAGAACTTTTGATGCTAAAATTTCTTCTTTATCTACTGATCATCCTATTTCACATCGAAATGATTCTCATATGTATACGCATATAGTTCAAGAACTTAATAGAAAATATCATTTTTTTGGTCTTGATTCATTTATTCAAATTCCTGTAGATGCTGGATTTAGACCTGTAAACTTAACACCATTTTTCGCTGGTTCAATTTCACTTGAGAATGGATCTAGGCTTCTTTCCGAAGACTCATCTTTATTACTTCTTGAATAATCTAATTAATTTTTAACAATTACCGTGGCAGACAAAACAATAACAGAACTTACAGAAATTACTTCAGCTAATTCGACAAATGACTTTTTACCAGTTGTTGATACTAGCGCCGTAGAAACTAAGAGGATCATTTTATCTAATTTGCCTATGAGCAACGAAGAGATTGGTCGATCCTACCCCTTTACCACGGACTTTCAAACAGGCAATGAGAGGACACGGAATGTATCCTCAATTGCATCAAGCGAATTCTTTAATAATACCAATTTAAGCTCTATTTATATTGGAAGCAACGTGACCTTGATTGCATTGTCTGCATTCAAAAATTGCACAAACCTTAGCAACGTTACAATCCCCGATAGCGTGAGATCGATTAACTCTTTTGCATTCGACAATTGCACAAGCCTAACCAGTATTACGATCCCTGAAAGAGGGGTCTCTATTGGAACTAGCGCATTCAAAGGCTGCTCTGGCCTGACCAGTATTACAATTCCCGATGGTGTGACCTCGATTGAAGGCAATACATTTTTTGAATGCACCGGTCTTACCAGTATTACCATTTCCGACAGCGTTACCGCGATTGGAAGTAGTGCATTCTATGGCTGTTCTGGCGTAAGCAGTATCACGATTCCCGATAGTGTAACCTCGATTGGGGCCAATGCATTCCGAGACTGCACTAGCCTGACTAGCTTTATTATTGGCAACAGCGTGACCTCGATTGAAGGTAGTACATTCAAAGACTGCACTGGCCTTGCCAGCATAACCATTCCCGATAGCGTTACCACGATTTCAAGTAATGCATTCAATGGCTGCACTAGCCTAGCCAGCGTTACGATTCCTGATAGTGTAACCTCGATTGGCGGTGATGCATTCCGAAACTGCTCTAGCCTTACCAGCATTACGATCGGCAATGGCTTGACTTCGATTGGACCTGTTGCATTCTTTGGCTGCACTGGCCTGACAAGCGTCACCATTCCCAACAGTATGACTTCAATTGGGATTTTTGCATTCAGTCAATGCACTAGCCTAGCCACAATCACCTCTCTTGCTACAGATGCCCCAAGTGTTGAAACTACCTCGTTTAATAATGTTACGGCTACCACAATTACTGTCCCAGCTGGGTCTACACAGAGTTACAAAGATGAAGGAGATGGAACAACATACGGGGGCTTAGAAATCATAGAGGCTTAATATTATGTCAGATAAAAAAATATCAGAACTTACACAAATCATTTCAGCTAATCCGATAACTGACGTTTTGCCGATTGTGGATATCAGTTTAAATCAAACCGATAAAATAACTATAGGCAAGCTTCCAATGAGTGCTTCTGCTATAGCACGGTCTTATCCCTACACTATAGACTTTATTTCAGGGACAGAACAGACGCGAGATCTGACACTTATTGATACTTCAAGCGGGTATCAAAGCAATTCGAATTTAGAGCTTATTTACATTGGCAGTCATGTGACCTCGATTGGGGACAGTGCATTCTATAACTCCAATACCCTTACTAGCATTACCATCCCCAATAGCGTGACCTCGATTGGGAGTCTTGCATTTAGTAACTGCTCTAGTCTAACAAGTGTTACAATTCTTGACGGTGTAGGCGCGACTTCGATTGGAACTAGCGCATTCGGTGGTAACGCTAATCTAACCAGCGTTACGATCCCAAACAGTGTGACCTCGATTGGAGAGCAAGCATTTTTTAGCTGCGGCCTAGCCAGCATTACGATCGGCAATGGCGTGACTTCGATTGGAGTTAGTGCATTTTTTGACTGCACAAGCCTGGCTAGCGTTACCATCGGCAACAGCGTTACCACGATTTCAAGTAATGCATTCAATGACTGCACTAGCCTAGCCACAATCACCTCTCTTGCTGAATCTGCCCCAAGTGTTGAAACTAACTCGTTTAATAATGTTGCGGCTACCACAATTACTGTCCCAGTTGGAGCAACAGTAAGTTACCAAAATGCAGGAAATGGAACAACATACGGAGGTTTAATAATCGCAGAACTCGAAGAGGCTTAATATTATGGCAGACAAAAAAATATCAGAACTTACAGAACTTACTTCGGCTAATGCGGTAACTGACGTTTTACCGATTGTGGATATCAGTTCTAACGAAACTAAGAAAATTAGCCTAGCTGATTTACCAATTAGCGATGTCGCCATCGCCCAATCTATGCCCCACACTACCGACTCTCAGTTAGGGGTGGTGCAGACAAGAAATCTGACAACTATTGATAATTCAAGCGGGTATTCAAATAATACCAATTTAGAATCTATCTATATAGGGAATAACGTTACATCGATTGGAAGTAGTGCATTCTATTACTGCTCTAACCTGACCAGCGTTGTCATACCCAACAGTGTGACTTCGATTGGAGATAATACTTTCATTGGCTGCTTTGACCTGACCAGTATTAACATCCCAGACAGCGTGACCGCGATTGGATCTCAGGCATACATGTATTGCCAAAGCCTGACCAGCATTAAGATCCCCGACAGCGTTACCACGATTGGGAGTAGTGCATTCTATTACTGTACTAACGCAACAAGCATTACGATCGGCGACAGTGTGACCTCGATTGGAAGTGATGCATTCTCTGCCTGCAATAGTATTACTAGCGTTGATCTACCCGACAGCCTTACTTCGATTGATAGCAGTTTGTTTACAACATGCGCTAACCTCACAAGTATTAATGTATCCAGTGAAAATGCATTATTTTCATCAATTGACGGTGTTCTATTTAGTAAGTCTGCAGATAATTTAGTTATTTTTCCATATGGTAAAAGTAGTGCATATTCTATTCCCAATAGCGTGACTTCGATTGGAAATCGGGCATTCAGATTCTGTAATAACCTGACCAGCATTACGATTCCCAGCAGCGTGACCTCGATTGGAGATTCGGCATTCCGAAGCTGCTCTGGCCTTACCAGCATTACCATCCCCAATAGCGTGACCTCGATTGGAGATTTTGCATTCTATGGCTGCTCTGGCGTAAGCAGTATCACGATTCCCGATAGTGTAACCTCGATTGGGGCTAATGCATTCGCTTTCTGCTCAGGCTCAACCAGCATAACCATTCCCAATAGCGTGACTTCGATTGGAGAGCGTGTATTCCTTGGCTGCACTAGCCTAACCAGCATTACTATACCCGACAGCGTGACCTCGATTGGAGTGAGTGCATTCCAAAGATGCACTAGCGTAACCGATATTACCATCGGCGACGGTGTGACCTCGATTGGGGATTTTGCATTCAATCAATGCACCAGCCTAACCAGTATTACCATCGGCGACGGTGTGACCTCGATTGGTCAGACCGCCATCTCTCAAACTGGCCTGACTAGTCTTACCATCCCCGATAACGTTACCTCGACTGTATATCAAGCATTTGCCTTTAACACTAGCTTAACAACCGTTACAATTGGCAATGGTTTGGGCAATATTGCTGGCTTTGCATTCAGAAATTGTACGTCGCTATCAACACTCAGTTGCACTGCTACGGATGCTCCAACGCTTGGAACTACTCCATTTGATGGCTGTACTAGCTTAAGCGAAATTCAAGTTCCAAATTCAGCAGTAGCGGATTATCAAGCAAAAGGAGAGGGAAATAACAAATATGGCGGCCTAGAAATCGTAGGCGTTTAATACTTAATTTTTTAAACTTTAATAATTGTGTCACAAAATACTAAAATATCAAATCTTACCGAGCTTACAGACCCATCCAGTACGGATTTTATCCCTATTGTAGATACTGTAAATAAAGAGACCAAGAAAATCTCTTACAATAGTCTTACAAGTGGCTTTTATTCGGAATCTAGTGATATCTTGCCAGACAGTGACATAACTTATGATATTGGCAGCCCCGATAAAAGATTTAGAGATTTGTATCTTAGTGAAAACTCTATATTTTTAGGGGACTCTACAATTTCTTTTTCTGGTGGACCGTCAGGTGGTTTATTTGTCAGTGGTTCAGGCGGAAATGACAGGTTAATTAACGACAAAGAAACTGGTCAGTTTTTAAGTAATGGTGGAAGTGGTAATTTTACTGAAGCTTTTATTCAAAGCTCGTTAGACATAGGTAGGTATATTTTCTTAGGTGATGAACTTAATGAAAGTAAAATACAAATGAAGGGTATGGGTCCTGTTAAGTATGAATTTACTGCGGGTGCTAATGGATTTAAATTTACAGATGAAGATTATGATATTGATCTTATAAATATCCCTCACCCATTTATCAATAGCGACGGATCACGGAATGTTATTACGCTTGATTCTACTAGGGTGCAGGGAAACTTTTTAGCAACTGGAGGAATGTACCACAGTGACAGCATCACTGGCCCACAGTATGGATTTGGAGGAGGCTCAGACCTTCACCTTAAAACAAGTGGAGTTAGTAGATTAGCCGTTACAAAGGAGAGTGGTAATGTTGGTATAGGAACTACTTCTCCAGATGCAAGATTACACGTAGATGGCCACTTTAAATTAAATATATCATCTGCAAATCGTACACCAGGAAAAAGTGTGGCTTTAATTAAAAGCGATAATGGAACTGCAGCTAATTTAAGAGTCGAAGGGCCAATTGCAGCAACACACGATCTATTTAAAAACAGTGGGGCAGATAATGGTTTTGCAGATAACTCAAATCACTTTCATACGGTACAGAAAATTAATCGCATTACCCAACAAGTTGGCGCAGGCAAACCAAACGAAAGAGTTCAAGAACAATATTATGCGATTGCAAACAATAATCTTAAAAATAATAAAGCTGCATTTTGGAATTGGCATAGGGTTTCAAGGAGTGTCGCTTCTGCAAGTGTTAGTTTAACCAACCTAGTAGGATGGAACGTTTCGGCTATTCAAGATACCGATAATCGTTCATCAAATTCTGAAGCTTCGTTTCCCGCAGGAGGGGCGGAAGCCGCAGTACTTACTTTTGACAGCGAATCAAATAGGTCAGCAGTTTTATCTAATGGAGATCTTTTGCAAGTTACTATTTCAATAGATTTTGAAGGCGCGATTGTTGCGGCAACACTTTATGCCGAAGTTACTGCTGTAGATGCGGAACAAGCTACCGTAGTTCTTTATGGTGGCAATTATAAATCGATTGGTCAAGTTCCAGATGGTAATGATCAAATCGCACTAACCAGCGGATTTACTATAAATAAAATTGACGTAAATCAATATATGGGTCTCTCAGACGGGACTGTTACTGTGTTAACCGACAATACAAGAGCGACCGAAACCGATACATTCTCTCTTTCTTTTTCAAGCGCTCATAGCCTTGAATTAAATGATGTTATTACGGTCATAACTGACGGCGACTCCTCTCACGGATTTAAAGATGCTGAAGTGGCGTTTGTAAAAGAGGTTACAAGCACTACTGAAGCAAAATTCGTTTACGGAAGAGTGTTTGATCCAGCGCCCGCCTCTGCTCGAAACAATGTTACTGGTAGCTCATTTGTTGGTATATTAAGAGGCACCCTTGATGGTCTTCACAGATTTACTGCAGGTGATCAATTAATGCATTTTAATGCAGATAACCAAGGGCGATACAAAAGTTATCAAATAGGACCAGGCTCTGAGGTCGGTGCAGACTGTATTGCAATCGGTAAGAACGTTTATAATAAAGACGCTTCGACTATTAAGATCGGTTACGATAATAATATGTTGAACATTGATTCTGCTGGAATTGATGTTGCAGGAACAATTAATGCTACTGGAACAATTACTGCTGATGGAGATGTAAAGTTAAGCGATTTTACTTCAACGTCTCGTTCTACAGATGTTTCGGCTTTAGATCCCATACAGAACAACCAGCCAGCGTCCGATGATACGGTAGCTAACTTATCCGTTGATTCATCGGGCAACGTTGTTAGAGGATCACAAGAAGCAACTTGGACTTTCAGTCGTGACCAGCTTAACGCATTAACAACTGCTAAAGTAAATTTGTTATCTTCTCCAGGTGCTGGAAAGTGCATTGTAGTTGAAGAAAGTAACTGGCTTATAGAAGTAGACCTCACAAAAGCAGCACAATCAACTCCAGTTTCTCTTGCATGCGAGATAGTGAATGGGCAGACCCAATACAAAGTAGCAACGCAAATTACTGCCGCCAACCTAACTCTAATAGCAGGACACATAAAGACTGCTAACACTGATGCATTTGGAATGTATTCTAGAGATGTTCCAGAACTGGATAGAATTTCCAAGTTTAATGAGCCTATGACTATTCGTGCAAAAAATAGTAGTGGCGTTGTTAATTTTCCAGATAATTTTGTTAGCGTAAAACTAAAAGTCAAATACAGGGTCTTCGACAAGGATACTTTTTAATTTATTTTATGGTTGAATTTTAAATCATTATATATATAATATAAATATGAGCAAAAAATTACACTTTGTATCTGGTCTTCCAAGGGCTTGTTCAACCTTACTTTGCAATCTTCTTTCCCAAAACCCAAGAGTTCACGCTACGCCTACTAGTGCTTTGCACGAGATTGGCTATATCGCTCGACAAGTGTTTCAAACAGAAGAGGCAAAGGCAGTGGATATGGAAAAGGTTCTTGAGCCTATGTATTTAGATTACGTCAAGGCTGGATGCGAGAACGCATTCAATAGCATTACAGATCGTCCAGTAGTTGCAGACAAGTGCCGTTCTTGGATTGGCCACTTAGATCAGCTATTCAAGGTTTGGCCAGATGCTAAGGTTCTTGTTCCAGTACGCGATATTCGTGGTATTCTTTCTAGTATGGAGAAGAAACGCCAACAGCATCCAGAAGTATTTAATGCTGTCGAGCAAAAAAACCCACAAGATTGGACTACTATTGATAAACGCGCCCAAGCTTGGTTACAAAGCCCCCCTATTGGCATTGCAATAGAGCGCCTGCATGAAGCTTATCAAAGATTTGGTGACAAAATAATGTTTGTCCACGCAGAAGATCTCACGGAAAATCCACAAAGTGTAATGAATAATATATGGAAGTATCTTGAAGAGGAGCCTTTCATTCACAATACTTCTAACGTAGAACAATATACTCAAGAACATGATGTAGGTTTCCCGTACGGAGACCATGTTATTCGCCAAGAAATAAAACCACTAAATAAAGATTGGCACGAAACACTTGGCCGCCAATTGTCAGAACAACTCAATCAAAAATTTAACTGGATCAACGAATTATGAAAAACGCCCTAATTAACACCTCAACAAAACGAATCATCAGAGTACAAGATGGTGATTTTTTAGATTATCCCGACCACGCAGAAGTAATATCTATTTCTGATGCAAAAGCCTCTGCTTTTGAATCTTCTACTGATACAATGTTTTATATTGATAATCAATTGAAAACTTTAGATCAAAAAATATGGACAGAATCACCAGAAATTGTAAAAAATAATATTAGATATAATCGCAATAAATTACTTTCCGATTCTGACTGGACTCAACTTGCAGACTCTCCTTTAAGTAGTTCTAAAAAAACTGAGTGGGTAACATATCGCCAATCGCTTCGTGATCTAACTGATAATGTAGATTCAAGTGGACAGGTAACTTATCCCGCATTGCCAAGTTCTTAACTTTTCTAGTTAAAATACAAGACGATATCCAAAGAATACTTTATTCTTAAAGACATCGGCATCTTTATTTAACAGATGCAATCCTTGATAACCAACTTCGGCATAATGGCTTTCGTTGTAATTCCAAGAAAGAGTTATACTTGACATAAACACTTCTTCTTCACGTTCTAACCCAGCGTCATACCGATTACCAATATCTTTGTATGATGTAAGAAGATGAGCGCCCATTACGTTTACTTCAAGTTTTGGCGTGATTGGATATTTTATCATAAGAGATGTTTTTAAATTCTCTTTCATGTTCCAATACGCTACAGATGAATCTAACACTTCATAAACGGTTCCTAGTAAAATCACTGTACCTTTTTCGGTAAAGTATGTTATATTGGCACCGTATGTAGGGGTTGAATATTTAGTTAGTGTCCCATATTGATCTTCTATCAATGCATCGATAATACCATAATTAAATTTTATGATTGTTGACGGATTCATTATATATGAAAATTGTGCATAATACGTATCAGTATCAATTGCTCCACGACTTCCTTTGTAATCTAAGAACGATTTTCTACCAACTACTTCTAAAATAAAACGTTTACCAAAAATTTGCTCTGCACCAAACGTAAATGTATCTTTAGTAAAGTCACCGTTGGTTAATTCGTTGCCAACTCCTACGGGTAAGTTTTTGGACCAACGTTTAATATAATTTTCATAAGACCCTTTTAATTTTAAAAGATGTCTAGGTTTCCATGTTAGCAAGTAAGAACTTTTATTTATAAAGTAAGTTACATCTAGGTCATCATCAATATCACTTGGTTCTCTTTCTGAATGGGAGAACGAGTTAGTAGAGTCAAGAATAAGTTTTGGTGTTATTTCATATTTACTTCTAATACCAATATTGCCAAATATTAATGTTTTATTATCAACGCTTCTGTGTCTTATTTCTGGTTGAGCCTTTAGATTTATTAAGTCTCTAAAGAACTTACCGTCGATTCCCAGTGATTGACTGAAGTAAAAAGTTGATGTTTGATCGGGCGTACCAGCCGCCCTCATAAATACATTGTCATCGTAGAATATTCTACTAAACGATGTTAACTTAATGCCTCCTAAGCCATATGCTATGGTAGTAATCGCTAATAGTGCGGCACAAAACAAAAATCTCATGACTTATCTGCGTTTTATTGCTATATATAAAAATACAGCAAAGCCTGCCAGTAACGCATAGGATGATGGTTCAGGTATTGCGGACCAAGTTAATTGGTCATTGCCTATAACACTTACATCCAGACTTCCAAGCGTATCAGCTTCAAATGAGGTAAATAGCGCGATGTATTTAACATTTTTTTCTAATGTAAGATCACCAACGAAACCGCTGTATGAAGAATCTTCTCCGCGATCAGGTGTTTGGACTGAATTGTCTAGTCCTGCACCAAATCCACCGCTTGAAGTTCTAAAAGCCCAAGGTTGGTCAGTGATATAACCACCTTGTGGTTCATCTAAGTAGAATAGCAATTCTGTTTCAGTTACTTCTGAATTATTTGCACTTAAGTCACTACTCCAGTTATCAAACGAATACGTTCCTGTGACAGATGGTATAACGTTTATTATTTGGTAATATATTTTCGAACCCTCACTAGAACCGTCAAAGTCTTCAGCATCGATGTACTGATCAGACGTAAGAGTAATGTCTAAATCGTATGTATAGCCATCGCTGTTCGACCCGCTTGTTACGCTAATGCTAGCAAAAGCTGATGTCGTGAGTAATAGTAGTAATGTAATTAGTTTTTTCATTTTTTAAATATATTTTTAACAAAGTTAATTGCGTCTCCTATTAAGCCGAAAAATCCAGACTTGCTTTCGCCTTTGGGGAGAATGTGGAACACGATAGATAAAATACCGATTGTGGCTATTGTCATTTTAAATAAATTGCCTTTTGCTAATTCTATTATTTCTTGTATCATTTTTTTTATGTGGTTAAGGGATCAGATGGTGAGACTATAATACCATCATCTGGTGTAATTACGGGGTCTAAATCAAATATATCTCCAGTATTATCGTTCTCTATGTCTGAGTGCGGTTTAATTGGGTCTATTTCGTCCACTGGAGCTTCTTCCACCTCTACTACCTCTGAAGCTTCTTCAATAGTTTTTTGGCCTGTTTCTGTTGATTCTGGTTGCTCTGTTTTGGGCTCTTCACCAGAATCTTCAGCTTCGGGTTCTGACTCTTCTTCTGCTATTTCTTCAACTTCTTGTTCGGACTCTGATTCTTCTTCAGGCTCTGACTCTTCTTCATCGTCATCACCTCCAAATAGTCCAAAGAAGCCGCCTTTCTTTTTCTTCTTAGGCTCTTCTTCTGCTTCCTCTTCTACAGGTTCTTCTGCTTCTTCCTCTACGACTTCTTCGCTTTCCTCAGTTTCTTCAGCTTCGCTCTCTTCTGATTCCTCTGGCTCTTCGCTTTCTTCGGTTTCTTCAGGCTCCTCAACTTCTTCTGATTCTTCGCTTTTATCAGAATCGCTTTCTTCAGATTCGGCTTCCTCTGATTCTTCTGAATTTTCTTCTTTCTCGGCTTCTCTTTCTTCTCTCTTTGCCGCCCTCTCTTCTTTAGCTTGTTCCCTTTTGGTTTCCTTTTCTGCTTCGGCCTCTGCTTCTTCTGCGGCTTCAGCCTCTGCTTCTGCTTCGGCCTCTGCTTCTTCTGCAGCTTCCTCAGTCTCTATTCTTTCTTGCTTGTCTTCAACAGTTTCCATTTTATCTGCTACCTCTAATAAGTTTTCAGATGCGGATTCTAATGCCTCACCCACCATTGGTATATTTTCAATGATTGGTATGCTTTCAATAAGGTAGGCTGCGTTTTCTATAAAGTAATTATTAAATGTTTGACCATACTCAATTTCGACTTCTCTAACTATCTCGGTAAATTCTTCTGTTGAATCAATAACAGTTTCAGCTTGGAAGTATGTAGCGGAACTCATTGCTATTGCTCCAGCTGCGCCAAGACTCTGTACATTGCCTACTATTTGACCAACGTATTGACCAGCTCCCTCTAATGCGCCACCACCCGCCGAAGAGGCAGTTTGGCCAGCTCCAATTTTATTCTCAGTAATTTTTTGCTTTTCTTCCTCTTCTTCTGGCTCTTCCCATTCAAAGCCTTCGTCTCCACTTTCATTCAAAACTACCCACATAGCCTCTTTTATTTTAGACTCATCTGGGTCATAAGGAGGTTTGCAGAATTTTTTAATAATTCTTTCTGCTTCAGATTTTGAAAGTTTCTTCGACATATAATATTTTACACGACGACATTATAAATTTGAAAATTTAGTTGATAATTTATTTAAAAAAAAAGTTAATTTTTACTTGACTTTAAATTTTTTTATCACATAATAATATGTATGGCTAAAAAAACAAAACTGGGTGCAGACTTGAGAGCCCCTAATCCAACTAAAAGAAAACTCATGGGTCGTTCAAGCGGCGCTCTCGTATACAACAGTCACGTCAAGAATCTGGTAACACCCAAGATTGACAAGGCTATAAAAAATAATCTAGATAAAAACAATAAATAAAATGGAAGACAAGGATCAGCCTATTATATATTATTTGTTAGAGTCCGAGGACTATGTATCCTTTGACCCAGCTAAGCATAATAAATTCCACTTCAATGTAGCTCGTATAGTAAAAGATGAAATTCGTGCATATAAATGGATAGAGGCAGAAAAAGGTCGGGGTCTAACTTGGGACATTGCCGTAAAAGAATGGATGAATTATCATTATGATGATTTCATCGGAGCGGTTATACCTAAAAAGCGAATGATAAACTTTATTAAAAAAAGAAGTAAAGATTTTGTTAGCTTATTAAAGTTTTTAACTATACCATAATGATTTCAGAAATACTAATGGTTACAGCAGGTTTTACCCTTACGGGATTATTTTGTATGTTTATTTATTGGTTTCTAGGCATTCTATGAAAAAATCGATAAATCAAAGGAACACTGATCGTGGAACTCTTACGACAGTTGACAAGGTAATGATAGGGGTATTCGGTACATGTTTTGCCGTATGTCTTTTTATGTGGTTAAGTTTACTGTGAGATGTAAAAAAATATTGGTAACAGGCGGTGCAGGTTTTATTGGGAGTCATCTATGCGAAAGACTACATAAAGACGGGCATAGCGTCACCTCACTTGACAATTACTTCACTGGTTCAGAAAAAAACCACATCGATGGAGTTGATTATATCTATTCATCTACAACTGATATTCAATACGCTGTAGAAACAACGCCAGATATCGTATATCATTTAGGAGAATACTCAAGGGTTGAACAAAGCTTTGAAGATGTAAATACAGTTCACGAATATAATACGCAAGGTACTTTTCAAGTATTAGAATTCATTAGAAAAACAGGTGCTAAGCTTATATACGCTGGAAGCAGTACAAAGTTCAGCGATAACGGTGCAGACGCATCTCCTTATGCATTTACTAAAGCTCAAAACACACAGCTTGTTATGAACTATGGTAAGTGGTATGATATCAACTACGCAATAACGTATTTCTATAATGTTTATGGAGGTAGGGAAATTAAAGAAGGTAAATACGCTACGTTAATCGCGCTGTTTTTAGAAAAAATCCGCAAAGGCGAAAAACTAAAAGTAGTATCACCTGGAACCCAACAAAGAAATTTCACATACATCGATGATATAGTAGACGCTCTCATAATTATTGGAGAACACGGTCAAGGTGATGGCTATGGCATTGGGTGTGATAAACCTTATAGCATTTTAGAAGTCGCAGAAATGTTTGGCACTGACATCGAAATGTTACCTGAAAGAAATGGCAACAGAATGACGGGTGAAGTTGTTACCGATAAAACCAAAGCGTTAGGCTGGCTTGCTAAACACAATTTAAAAGACTACATATCATATAACTATGCTAAATTACGAGGAAGACAATAAAATGAAAATAGGCGTTGTTGGAAACGGCTTCGTCGGTCATGCAATGACATTACTACGCCCATCTATAGATGTATTGGTATGGGACATAGATAAAGACAAGAGAGAACCTAAGACGCTTGATATTTTTACATTTGTTAAGGAATCAGAAATCATCTTTGTGGCTGTGCCTACACCTATGAATAGTGATGGAAGTGCAAATCTCAACATAGTTCGTTCGGTGTGTGAAGAAATACAAAAGATCGATAAGGATAAACATATAGTTCTTCGATCAACTGTGCCAGCAGGCACTGCAGATAATCTTTGCGTTAATTTTATGCCAGAGTTTCTAACAGAAAAGAATTGGGAAGCAGATTTTAGGAATTGCTCACAATGGATTCTTGGTACAAACGATGATGAGTTATATAAAAAGGTAAAGAAAATGTTTACTATTGCTCATGGATATGGAAATGGTTCAGTGATAAATAAAAAAGTGATCCGCACAACTCCAGGCGAAGCAGAGATGATTAAATATTTAAAGAACGTTTTCCTTAGTGTGAAGGTTAGTTTCTTTAACGAATTAGAATCTATATGCACAGAGGTAGGCCTGAACTATGAGACTATTCGATCCATCGCTACTCAAGATGAAAGGATTGGCGATGGTCACACACTGGTACCAGGACCTGATGGGAAGCGAGGGTTCGGTGGAACGTGTTTTCCAAAGGACACCCATGCCCTCGCAGCTTACGGTAAAACAAACGGTGTTAATACACCAATACTCGATGCTGTTATTTCAAGAAATGAAACCATTGATAGACCTGAACAAGATTGGAAATCGGACAAAGGCCGAGCAGTGATTGATTGACAATCTCTATTAAAAATATATAATCAAATCGAAAGAAATACTATGGACAAACAAATACAATCAATTCTTGATAGAGAAAAAGAAAGACAATCAAATACTATTGAGCTTATTGCCAGTGAAAACTTTGCCAGCGAAGCGGTAATGGCGTTAGCAGGAAGCTGTTTTACCAATAAATATGCCGAAGGATATCCTAACAAAAGATATTATAATGGTTGTGATCATGCCGATGAAATCGAATCTTTAGCGATTGAAGAACTAAAGAGTCTTTATCAATGTAATTTTGCAAACGTTCAGCCTCACTGCGGGGCGAATGCAAACACGGCTATCTATTTGGCATTTCTTAAAATTGGAGATCGAATCCTTGGAATGGATTTGGCAAGTGGAGGTCATTTGTCTCACGGAGCATCTGTTAATATTTCAGGTAAAATTTATGATTCACATCATTATGGTGTAGATGAAGATGGGTGGCTTGATTATGACGCGATTGAAAAACAAGCACTAGACATCTCGCCTAAGATGATTGTAGCTGGTGCTAGTGCATATCCACGAAAGATTGATTTTAGAAGGTTCCGAGAGATTGCCGATAAGGTGGGCGCTTACCTCTTAGTAGATATGGCTCATTATTCAGGTCTCATTGCAGGAAAAGCGTATCCATCTCCCATTCAATATGCAGACTTTGTAACTTCAACAACTCATAAAACTCTTAGAGGTCCAAGAGGTGGCATTATTCTTTGGAATAATGAAAAATATACTCGTAAAATTAATAGTGCTATATTTCCGGGCACTCAAGGCGGTCCATTAATGCATATTATTGCCGCAAAAGCACAAGCATTTATTGAAGCACAGAAACCAGACTTTAAGGCTTATGCTGATGAAGTGATTGTTAATGCACAAGCTATGTGTGAAGTATTTATTGAGAAAGGCGTCTCAATTCAAACTGGAGGGACAGATTCTCATATTATTCTAATTAATTTAAAAGATAGCAAATATAGTGGAAGAGAGGCCGCAGATTTACTTGAGGAGAATGGAATCACTGTAAATAAAAACGGAATTCCAAATGACCCTAGATCATTCGTCGAAACTAGTGGGATTCGAATTGGAACATCAGCCGAAACAACAAGGAATAATAGTGTTGACTGGTTTAAAGAATTGGCATCTACTATTGTAGATATTTTAGAACTTTAATATAAAAGAGGTGAAAAAGCTTGACAATTAAAAAAAATATGTTAATATAAGTAAATAATGAAAATAGAAATTACAGAAACACCCAGAATTACATATACTAAAATCGCCTATGTTTTCAAAGCAAAAATAGAAGACAAAGAATATAAAATCGGTCGCCACGAAGATGATAATGGGGCGGAACTATTTATTGAACCACATCCAGAAAAAGATGAGGTTTATGATGCCATTGAAAATTTATTTTTTCATGACGATTTCGACTATATTTCAACCCAAGCAGGAGAAACTTTAGAAGTAGAAGATTAATTTATGGCAACAATCAAATTGACAGAAGAACCCAAAGAAGTTTACTTTAAAAATACAACTAATTATAAGTTAGAAGTTGATGGTAAACCTTTAACAATCTGTATTGAAGAAGATTCAAACGAATCAATACTTCATTATATAGATGAAAAAGGTGCTACAATTAACGGCACACCCGATTGGATTTTAGAAATGGGCGAAGATGATTGGGGCGAATTAATTTTCGAAAGAACATTATATGAAAACATCAGTGGCTTACAGGTCAACGAAGAAATTTACACACACGAGGATGACAAATTATGAAAAAGAAATTTAAAATTGAAGCTAGAGGATATGGTGGTGAGTATGCAATTTGCACCAAAGATGCAGATTTTGTAAATAAATGGACAGGCAAAGACCAATCGGATTTGGTCGAAGAAGTTCTAGATACCTTTTATGATGATGCCGATTTAGAGCATGGCTTTGGAATGTATTGTGATTCATATCTTACCGTTTATGAAGTCAAGGACGGAGAAGAGGAGGAAATTGAACAAGACGTAACCCCTAACTGTATTATAAGTCGTGAAGCTTATATGACCGACTCCGAACATGGCTCAGTTCCAGTATTGCTTTTCCACAGCTGTGAAAAAGGCAGTTTTTGTAGCTGGGAAGTAGAAACAGAAAGTTTCGACTCAAAGCTACTTACTGCTAGTTGCGTTGAAACAGATTTCGGTGAATTTGTTCAAGATCTCCATTATAATGGATGGAAACTAGAACTAAACGATGAGAATGTAGATACAACTGGAAAAAGCTATTACGCTAAGGTTGGATGGATTAATCCAGAGTGGCACGAAAAAACAGAAAAATTTGAAGACGATGAATTGATTTACAACCTTTTCCATGATTACCTGAAAGATTCATAAAGAAGTTTCTTCTTTATAAAATAAGTGTGTAATATATAGTATACACTTATGTTTGGACTAGTCACAATGCTATTATCAACTCTTGGCGCTACTGGAATGGGCAGTATGCTGAAGATTGTTGCTGGTACCGTACAATCAATAAATGAAGGCAGAGAAGCAAAAGCTAAAAGGGAATTGGCCAGAGATTTATCTATGGCTAACGCAAATGTCGAGTTCCAAAAAGCAATTTTTGGCGAAGTCGATAAAGATACCAGTATGTTTACTCGCGGTACTAGGCGCATTATCGCTCTTATTGGGATGCTCAACTTTTTCGTCATCTCGGTCCTCTGCACCGTCTACCCCACAGTCGAACTCGTTACCTTTACACCTCCAGAAAACAAAGAAGCCATCTCTCTTATCTGGGGACTTATTAAGTTCCCCAGTGGAGCAGACATTACAACGTCAATCACCACTGGGCACATCGCTTTGGTCTCAATCGCCACTTTGGGAGCAATAGTAGGGTTTTACTTTACACCAGCAGGAAAAAATTAACCATGAACACTAAAAAATATAATCAAGAAGAGGAAGACCTTTACAAAGCTTTTATGACCGTCTGTTCTGAATATGACGACGAATTGATAGACACAAAAGACAAAGATGAAAAAGAAACTACGAAAGCTTGTGCTATGCAATACATCAAAATGAAGCCAGTGGTAAATGAAGTTAGTGAAGGCGGTCTCACAGAAAAACAAAAGAAACTTCCTTTTGCATTGCAGAAAGCTATTCTTGAAAGGCAGAAAGAAGAAAGCGAATGATTGGTGACGTATTATCTTTTATGGAGAAAGTCGGCTTGCCGATTACTGCGGCATTAGCCATTGGATGGTTTTTGTTTATTATTTTAAAGTTTATTTTAGCACAAGTTAATACTAGAATCTCTGGCTTAGGAAACTCCCTACTGTCTCTAGAAAATAAATGTGACGTTATGAATAATGACATTGTCAAAATAGACGCTTTATTTTCCAGTGCTTTTAATGTAGAACCTAATCTTGATAGGATTGTAGCTAGCGAAGGAAAAGAGGATTGCAGAGATGATTAAATTAATAAAAAAATTAATTTTTCCTACGTTGCTTTTACTTATTGTACTGGCTTTTTACCTGCTAGACAAAGATATAAAGAAATATTCTCAAATAATTGAAGAACAACAAACAATAATTGAAGAGCACGAGGTCATAATGCTAAGTCATCAAAATATATTTCTGTTTCAGGGTTCCAGATTAAGAGACTTAGATATACGAGTCGGAAAGTTACTAACAAGAACTTACGCTAGATATGAATAATAAAGATATAATATGAGTGGATTTGAATTTAATCATTGGGCAGACGTAATCGCTAAATTCGGTTTTCCTGTCATCGCTTTAATAGGCGTTGGAACTTTCATTTGGTACATCTGGAAATGGGTTACCACCAAAGTAAATCCTGCTTTAGACTCAGCAGGCAGTTCTTTAGGTAAGTTGAAAAAACAAATTCAGTCATTAGACAACGATATGATACGCTTGAACATGAAATTGAAAATACTCATACAAGAACGTACTATTGTAGATAAGCACCGTAGAGACGTATAATAGAATTAGAACATCTCAGGCCTATAATTGTCCCAAGGATTCACGGCATCTACAGTAACTTCCTGTAGAGTTTCGTAACATTTGCGACCCCAATTTGCCAGTAATAAAGCTGAGTAATTATCTTTTCTAGTTTTCTCTGGTCCAGTTTGTTTTCTCAATGCCGATGGCAAGTCGAAAGACTGAGTTCCTTGGGACGTAGTAGTGATATTTATATTTGCACATTCACTCTTCGTAAGGTCAATTAAGAATGTTTGGTGTTCAATAAACTGACGTTTCTTTTCTTTATTTTTGTCGTTAGCGGATAGTCCGCTTAAATCTATATTAGTAGCAAAGTCTATATCTTTAATAGGTATGTCGCACTTCTTTAGTGAATCAAAGTCTGAATCCATAGGCATAGATGCGAATCTAACTTTTTTATGATCAAAACACATTTGTAAGTATTCGTTGGCATCTCTAATCCATTTTGAGTGGAAGTTCTGAATATGAACTTTTACGTTATTTTTAGGATCATATTGTTTTTTAGATTCTCTTAATTCTTTTTCTCCCTTATCGAATACTGCATCAAAGCTTTTTAATTCTATATTTCGATTCTTGAATAGTGATGAATTATTACATCCCTCTAAGAAAGACTCTCCGCCACCAGCATCCAAGCAAATATATTCAATATTAAAATGGGTAATTAGATAAATTAGATATCTCATTGTTGAGTCTAAATTAAGTCCTGCAACCGCATAATTATGCACTACATGCCCAATCTTAGTGTTTGATTTGTCCACCTTCATTAAACACATTGCAAAGTGGTCTGAGTCTTCGGAGTTTTTGTAATTAGGGTCAATACCTAGGATATATGCGTATCTATTTCTGTCATCACCTCTAAGTTCGATTGTAGGGTATTCGCCCGGTTGTAGAGTACATTCAATCATTTTAGACATTTTGAAGTATGCTGCGGAGTCTGGAGAAAATTGAGCTTCGTACTCTCTTCTGAAAGCATCTTCAGACATTCTGGCCTTTTCTCCCAAAATATATCCCCTTGCAAGAAGCTCGTCTGGAATAGCTTCCCATCCAAAGTTAACAATCCCGTATGATAGTTCAGACTCTTTATGCTCCTTAGTTTTTAAAAATTCGGGATTATCTATTTTTCCAACATAATCTTTAAATCTCTTATAAAGAGGTTCGAACTCATAACAAGCGGATGAAAGCATTATAAGCTTATTATTATCAAATTTTTGACGATCCTCCTCCTTCATATTGCCTGCCTCAATCATCTTATTCTCTTTTTCCCGTATTTTCTTAATTTCAGAAACGTTAGCACGAACAACCATCATCGGACCAATAACTTCGTCAATAATATTATTAGGAATAGCGAAAGCTTCATCAAGAATAATTACCTGAGCACGAGCACCACGAATCTTCTTGCCATCACCCAGAGACATCGCAAATACTTCAGACTCTCCTATTTGAATAGAATGTCTTTCTGGTTTTCTTTTGTATGCATCTTTAGATAAAAATTGCCTCAGGAAATGGGCATTCTCCTTTTTCGCAATGTCCATTATATAAGACAGTATGATTGCAGATTGACGTAACGACGGACCCAATACTAATATTTTAATTCCAGGGTGAGTAATTGCATAATAAAGACAGAAAACAGCAGCAGTAAATGATTTGGCTGCACCACGAGCAGATATATCCAAGCACATGTCTCTCTCAGCGAACATTTTGCATTTTAGTATTTGGAAAGGAAACAACTCTTCTCCAGTTAGCAGGTTATATAAAAACCCAGGCTGAGATTCAAATATTTCAGCAGCTAACAGTCTAGATTCTGCCTCTGTAATATCTCCTTTGATATTCTTGATTCTTTCAATAATATCTTCTTTGTCATTCGAAAAGTTTCCTTCAATAAAAGCCATAATTAAATTTTCTTCATGTCCAAGCAGTATTGCAAATCAATAGTCTTGACCTTCTCTCCCAATATCCCTATTTTTTCGAATAACTCCACACTCTTTTCTCTGCCACCAGAAAACACAAATTGTATATTATCATATTCCTGCATAAGCTCTCTTATTCTATGAAAGATAAATTCAGCAGTTGCCAATGAGTGTTTTTTATTATAATTATAAGATTGTGCTTTTGAGAAATTATAATCAACTACTACTACTAAATATCCATCCTGATTTTTAGCTCTCTCAATCTCCCGCTGAAATCTGTCGTAACCCTGAGACATTGTTCCCCATAAATCTTGAATAGATTTTCTCTCAATAAAAACATTGCAAAAATAAGGCTCGTTTATAAAACAATAGTCTCCAAAATCTAGCTTACTCTTCAAAGTTTGTGTATTAAACTTAAGAGGCTTTTGTTCTCTACTGTCAATTGCCAGAATACTATCCTCTATGCCACAAAATTGCCCCTCAAAGCTCTTATATTGATATCTGCGTACAAGACCCAACTCTTGCCATATCTTATCATCCTCGCAGTAATTAATAACGTTTAGCGATGGTATCTCTTTAATTGATCGACATTCTACTTGTGAGGGTGCAAATTTCCATTCCTTTTCCTTGGATTTTACCTTTAGCTTTTTTAAGATATAATCTCTTTGCACGTCTTTGTACTGATCACCTAACCACTTGGCCATATGTCTTTTGTCAGAAAAGTCAATATTAAAATAAGTCTTTCGATCTTTAAATTCTAGTTTGGTATTGGTAAGTAGATCATAGCGAGGCTCGAATTTCTCGAAATAATCCTTAATCAAAATCTTGTTATCTCTTAAAAATTTTTTAAACTCTTTTTCGGTTTTAAATTCTGAATATCTCAATTTAAAAGCTCTCCTCTGCTTGCTCCATACAGTCTTGCTGTATAGTCTGTCATATCTTCAATTTCGTTTACGACTTTCACGACTTTATCACGCTCTTTTTCGAGCATCTTAGTTAATCGTATGCGTTTCTTTTCTTTAGCCAGATCTTCACAAAGACTGAGAATACTAACTTGGTCTCCCCCTTCTTTTTCCAGCCTTTTGGTTCTTGATCCTTCCAAGCTGTCTTGTAGCTTCTGAATACGGTTCATGCATTTGTCTCGATTCTGGATCTGCTTATCAATAGCATCAATAAGTGTATATCTTAGTTTTCCATCTTCACTGTGCATATCATCGTCCAACTGCTCCTGCAGATCTTGTTGATATTTTTTGATCTGGTATAAATTTACTCGCTCACCAGATAAGTCAACATATTGAGAAACTTCACCAGGAGTTAGATTACTTTTATCCCAAGTATCAGAAATAAAACTTTCTAAAAATAATTCTTTTTCGTTATTAGATCTAAATTGTTCTACCGTCTTACCCAAAGAAGTTCTCCTCAGATTTTTACATAATTTCTCAATAGACTTTTTTTCGTCGTCTTTTAACTTGCTAAACTTAATGTCAAGTCCAGTATATTGAGATATTAATGGAACGCAACGCTCGATATTTTTTGGCGGCTTAAATCCACCTTGCCCATGCAGAGGTTTGTTTTTGGAAATAAAATACTCGTTTCCCAAATTGTTATCAATGTATCTTTGTATACTTTTTACCTCCTTTGTAAAAGCAACCTCTTTATAGCTTTTATCTTTGAATTCTGGAAATAGGTTTAAAGCAATTTCGTAGGTAGTTAAATCTTTGGCGTTTGAAAGTAAAAAATCTATCTGATGTTGCTCTAGCTCAAAAGCCTGATAATCATCGGAATTAACTGTTCTAACTTTTGGTTTGGCACCAACATGATCTAAAATAAAATTACTTACAGCTTTACCCTCAAATGACCTTCCATCTTTGGTATTGTCTCCGAAAACACTCTTTGTAATTTCGTTAATACCCCAATCAAGAGATTCGCCATTCTTAATTATCCATTCTTTCTGATTATCTGTTAATTCGACTGGATTTTTGTTTTTCATATTTATTACTAAAGATTTCGTAAATATTTAATAATCAATTAAATAAAATTATAATCTTCTTTTTCTAATATTTCTTTTGCCCTATTATGAACGATCTTTCTGTGGCTGGCCAAACTTCTATAGCCTGCTCCTCTATTTTCTTCATTAGTTTTGTAGCCCATTTTTTTGGCGATTTCTTTGTCAGATAATTTTTCAATCCAAGTTAATCTAAATATATTGTAAGTTACTAAATCAAGATGATCTTTTTGTAAGTCGCTCTTTAAAATAAAATCTAATCTTTTTAAAAATTCTTCATGATCTATTTCTATTGGAGAACCATAGGGTATTTCGCCACCCTCATTTTCTACGGAAATAGCTGTCTTTAGCTCATAAGCGTTTTTCTTCTTCTTTTCCCAGTGAGAGAATTCTGGACATTCAGAACATTGGTCGCCAGAATTAGTAAAGGAACAATTCCCCATCCCTTTATTAAAGTAACATCCAGAACACGGCTTTTCATGATTTCTCCATAAATTTCTTTTCTTATTTTGTATTTGATTATGAATCACCTGACTCACCCAAGGCTCGAAAGGCCTTTTCCTATTCCACATATGAAGCTTATTATAAACATGGACTTTAACCTCTTGTTTCAGGTCATCAAAGTCAAAATGCTTAACCGCACCAAGTTTCCACCTAGAACGATTTTTCTCCAATATCAGATCGATAATTGGCTCAAGTTGTTCAAAAGATATGGACATTATTGGTTGGCGTCTATAGAGTCTCTATTTCTTAGCCGACTTTTTAAGTCTTTTATATCTTTAGAACCTTTAGGTCTATTTAAACTGGTTTTGTGTTCTTTGGATCCCAATACCTTCTCGAAGGTAAACACAGAAGATTCTGGGTCTTGACCAGAACCTTCAATTTGAAAAATATCATCTGGCTTAACAGAACTAGATGCGGTAATATTTTTTGCTTCACTATTAGTAGATTTCGACTCTCCATCCAAAGACTCTCCACAATCCATGCAAAACTTAGGCATTCTACCTCCTGAAGATTCAACTTTACTTCCACATTCCATGCAATATTTCATAATTTATTTTTTTTAAAGGGTTTTTGTTTACGAAGCCTTATAGAAAGTATAATATAGAATTTATTAATAATTTCAACTAAAAGTCTTTATTATTACACTAAATAAGATAATAATGAAAAAGTATTATAAAAAAATATTATATTTCTATATATT